TCTCAGGTTTGCAGACACGGGAAGGAGGCAGTCGCTCCAATCATTCAAAGGAGTGAGAGTATGGTACCAAGGAAAAAAGGTCAAAAATATGAGATCAGCTATCGCTGCCCGAAATATGAAAAGCCGTTCTCGGAACGGTTTGATTCCTACGAAGCTGCGAAGCTGCGTATTGCACAAATTGAATATGAAAAAAGCCTCGGCGTATTCGAGCCGCCAAAGCAGACGATCCTCGCGCCAGGGAATAATCACTATATCACGGTAGGCGAATTGCTGGACGAATATGTGCAGCTCTATGGACTGAAGCACTGGGGGGATTCCTACTTATCCAGCAGCCAGCACTATATCGCCCATTATGTCAAACCAACCATCGGTGATGTTCCGGTCAAGGACATCACAACGCATGACCTGGACGTTTTTTATGACAAATTACTGGATCAGCCAGTAGTCGTGCTCAAGGGTCATAAGAAGAAAGATGAAAAAATCTCGCCGTCGGTCGTTGTCAAGATTCATGCACTGATGAGCGGCGCTTTCAAAAAGGCGGTTGGCTGGAAGTACATTTCCATCAATCCGGCAGAGAACGCGACGCTCCCGGAGCGTGTGAAAAAAGAACGAGCTTCATGGTCTGCCAGTGAAGTGAAATATGCGCTGGCGATCTGCGAAAACCCCGTGCTGAAGCTGGCAATGCTTCTGGCACTCGGCTGCTCCATGCGGATGGGGGAAATTCTCGGTCTAACGTGGGACTGCGTAAACTTGTCAGAGGAAGCCCTTGCTTCTGGAAACGCTTCGCTGTTTATTAACAAGGAACTAAAACGCTGCGAGAAGAGCAGCGTGGAAGCACTGGAAAAGCGCGGCCGGAGCAAAGTCCTTTTTACATTCCCGGCATGGAAGCAGACGAACTGCACGACGGTACTCGTGCTGAAAACGCCGAAAACAGAAAGCAGCGTCCGAGTCGTTTTTCTTCCGAGAACCGTTGCAGCGGCGCTGATTGAGGCAAAGAAGCGGCAGGACGAGGAGAAAATGCTGCTTGGCTCCGACTACAAGGATTTCAATTTAGTTCTTGCACAGCCGGGCGGACGCCCTTATGAGCGGCGGCAGATTGACCGGATGCTGGACGTTTTCATTCAGGAAAATGATTTGCGGAAAGTCGTGTTTCACAGCTTGAGACACAGCAGCACCTCCATCAAGCTCCAGATCAGCCGCGGCAACATCAAGGCAGTCCAGGGCGACACTGGCCACGCACAGGCCCGCATGGTGACGGAAGTGTATGCGCATACGAACAACGAAGAACGGCTGCTTCTGGCGCAGAAGGTAGATGAAAATTTCTTTCAGACGCCGATTCCGGAGGCACTCGCGCCAACAGGAGAGATGCAAAAAGTCCTCCAAATTCTCGCTGAAAAGCCGGAGTTGGTCAAGCTGCTTGCCGCCATGTAGCCGCTGCACGGGCAATTTTGTTGGAAGATTTGTTGGAAGCCGCAGAAAATTCATTTTACAGAAAAAAGAAAAAATCCTCGAAATCACTGAGATTTCAAGGATTTTTCTGGAGCTGCTGGGCAGATTCGAACTGCCGACCTCGTCATTACCAATTATGCACGGCCTGTTTCAGCCTGTTGCCGCTTGTCGTGGCTTATTGCGAAAAGTCATTGCGCCGCAAGGGAAACGGGATTTTGCTTTCTGCTTCTTGCTGCTGCTTGTTGTGGCTTGCAATCTGCCGTTTTTCGGTGCCGGTATGGGTTTTGTATGGTTTTTTCCGAAACCCATACCGCGTGACCTCATCCCTTATTTGCGGCCTTCTTGATTGCCTCGCGCATGATCTGCGCGGCTTTGCTGACGCTCTCGGAATTCGCGTGGGTATACATCCGCAGCGTTACCGCCTTATCACTGTGTCCGAGGGCTTCGGAGACGCTGGCCACGTCTGCGCCGTTCGTGATTGCAACGCTGGCGAAGGTATGCCGCAGCTTGTGCGGGTGAAGGTCTGGCAGGCCGCAGCGCTTGGAGAGCTTTTTCAGATACCGCGTCGGGCTCTGCGGGTGCATCGGCTCCGGGCTTCCTTCTTGGGTGAAAATATAGGCGCTCACGGCCTTTGACGCCTGTTCTGTGCGGAGTTTGCGCAAAAGGGCAATCGTATCGTCTCCGACATAAACAGCGCGTGACTGGCCGCTTTTGGGCGTGTCCATGTATACGCCTTTCGCTGGCGTGTAGCAAAGATTCTTTGTGATGGTGATTTCGCCGGTCTTGAAGTCTGCGTCTTCCCATTTCAGAGCGCAGCACTCGCCGCGCCGGATTCCCGTATCGATCAGGATATGAACGAGCGCCTGCCATTTCAGCGGCTCTTCTCGCAGCGCAGAAAGAAGCGTACTGACTTCTTCCGCCGTGTATGCCGCGGGAGTGGTGGCCTTTGCTTCGCCCTTTCGCGGCTTCGGGCGCTCGACCTTATCCATCGGGTTTTGCTGGATCATATCGCCCAGGTATGCCATTTTGAAAAGGCCGTGCAAAATGGCGTAGACCTTCACGGCGGTTGCGTGCGCCTTTCCTCTGGACTGAATATCAAGAAGAAGCGCGGTGATTTGCGCGGGCGTGATCTCCGGCATTTTGATATCGCCAAGTACCGGATAGACTTCGCGGTCTAAACAGCCCTGATAGCTGTAGCGTCCGTTTTCGCTGATGGTGACAGCTTTTGCGGGCATAAACACCCGTTCTCCGTATTGCTTCAAGGTCAGAATACGCGCGGCCTCAGCGGCTTCCTGCGCGTCCTTTTCGCGCTGCTCTGCGCGGCTGATGATCTCACCATTGCTGCATTGCCGCTCAAATTCGGCGGCTACAGACGCAAGCTCCCGGTCGATCGCCCGTTGGCTCCAACCTTCCGGGACATACCAGCGCTTTGTCAGATAGGATTTGCCGCGCCCGCGGCTGACGCGGATTTCATAGAAGGCCTGACCGGACTTGTTGACCTTTTTTCGCGTAGATGGCATAGTGATACCTCATTCGTCCGTTGGGAGCTTCAATTGATTGTGCATCTCGTTCAGCACGCGTGCGCTCTTGCTGCCGGTAATGGTCTCGATCTGATAGATTGCTGTTTCGTGGAGCTTTGCCAATCGTTCCGGCTGCGGTACGCCCTGTTCAATCAACAATGCGTTGATATTTTCCATGTTGGAAAGAACAAGAAGCTGCTCGATTGTTGCATAATCTCGCATATTGCCCTTTGCGTCTGGGTGCTCTTGTTTCCATTGCTTCGCTGTTTTCCCGAACAACGCCACATTCAGGACATCGGCTTCATCGGCGTAAACATAGCCCTGCTGCACGCGCGGAAGCTCGGGCGGAATGAGATTTGTTTTGATGGCGTCTGTATGGATTCTGTAATTCGCCTTTGCAAGAATACGCTTGACGTTCCAGTCCAGCGCAAGGCGATGACCTTCGTCCTCTTTTAAGCGCTGATAGTCCTTGATGATATAGAGCTTGAACTCAGGTGAAATCCATGACGCAAATTCAAAAGCAATGTCCTTGTGGGCATATGTACCGCCGCCGTATCGTCCGGAGCGAGAAGTAATGCCGATGGCGTTTGTGATGCTGACCCATTTTTGCGGGGTCATTACAAAAGCATTTTTGCCGGCTTCAGTTTTAACCGCGTCGAATTCGACACGGTTAAAATTTGGGTTATTCAGCTCTTCCCATAGCCCCAAATAGTCTATAGTGTTTCGGTTACGCATCCAATTTTGGATGATATAGCGGGGGTTATCCTCATCTTGATATTTTGCGATATCAGTTAGAGAAATATAGTCTTCTTCGTTGCCAACTGTGGTAACAACGGCGATATCTACGCCGTTTGCATGAATAACGCTTTCAATCTTCTTATTTGCCATATCACACCTCTTTCCTGCTCCATGCCTGCATGGGGCTTTATTTTTTTCCTCCGTCTACTTCCTGCGGGCGCTGATATTGCGGCGTTTGGGCAAGCTTTTCCACATAATCCGCCACTTCTTTTATGTCTTCTGACTTGAGATGATCGAGGAAACATTTGCTCGCTTCAAGTTTTCCGTCAGTATTGAGTTTTTCATAAGAAAGAAGAATACGATCTTTGTCTGACGTGTGTTTTACGATAAGCCCCGCTTTTTCAACTACATAATCTGTGATGATCTTGCATTGTTCATCAGGCGGTACAAGCTCTGTCCAGTCAACGTTTAGGGCAGAGGCTATTTTTTTAATCGTGTCATATTTTGGGTTTCTGATACCGTTTTCCCACTGACTCACACCAACATATGAAATACCAAGTTTTTCTGCAAGCGCGGACTGCGTCATTTTTGCACGTTTTCTTGCTGCTCTTATTAACTGCCCGGTCGTCATGTAATCACCTCGCTCCCAATATAGCATGGTTTCAGATGTCATGCAAGCAAAAATTTAAGCAAATGCATTAAAAAATACTTGACTTATACATTTGCTTATGCTAAACTAAAGCAAAAGAATACAAAATGGAGGTGGAGATATGCGAATCAGTCGTGAACGTTTTGCGGCGGCAATGGCGCGGCTCGATATCACGGGAAATGATCTTGCCGAGCTGGCAGGCGTATCCCGGGGAACCGTGACCGCCGTCAAGAGCGGGAAGAGCTGCTCGATGCAGACGGCGAATAAGCTTGCTGCGATTCTGGGGAGTGAGATCATCGAAGGGGGGATTTGTCGTGACGCCATTCTTAAAAATTTCTGACGCGTGCAAAGTGACAGGGCTAAGTCAATTTGCGTTGCGCCGCGGCTGCAAAGACGGCTCTGTTCCACATATCAAAGCGGGCACGGTCTACTTGGTCGACGTTGAAGCGCTTCTCGAAAAGCTTCATGGCGAGGCGTTGGCGAATGCGCGATCTGGGGGCGGGCGCTGATGGCAAAAGAAAGTCGACCCACTTGGTTTAAGATGTTCCGGAACCAGAAAGCGCTGATCGACAGCGTCCCGGACGAAACGGCCGGGAGAGCACTCAAGGCGATATTCCAGTATTTTGAAAATGGCGAGGTTATCAATATGCCACCGCTGGAATTTGCTGTGTTTTCCTCTGTCAAGCCATACGTCGATGAAAGCTTTGACGATTTTGAACGCGGCAAGAAACAGATGTCTTACACGCGTTGGAAGGGTTTACATCCAAACGAGACAATAGAGGAATTCGAAGAGTACTACAGAGCGAAGAACGACGTACCGTGACAATACGTCATAAATGCAGAAGCAGAGGAAGAAGCAGATGCAGAAACAGATGGTAAGAGGGAAAATTTACATTTTCACCCACAGTAGGAGGGAGGACGCTAACGCGTCCCCGCCCCCGCTCTTGAAAGGAGGAAAAAGAAATGCTTTTTGATTTTTATAAGTTTTCCAGAATCGCGACCAGCGTATATCCCGGAGGGGCTTACAGCCTGGAAGAAACGCTAAACGTGTTTCGCTATTTTTTCGAGAAGTACGAGGAAGTGCGAGGAGAACCGCACCCACCAATCAGAGCAAGCCAGATTGTCCGCATTATGCTTGATATGCCTTATGTGGAGCAACGCGACAGATGCGGTTCAATTGCAGACATTGACCCGGATTGTTACCCGATGCTGATTGACAAATATTTTCAGACACCGTTCAAGAATTGCAACTATCGGATAAACCATTTCTTTTCCGGGCGGATTCGGGAACTAAGGTTTTTTGAGGAACTTTTTTAGGAGGTGGACGAACTGAGCGGGAAAAGGTCACAAGCGAAAGGCCGCGCCGGAGAGCTGGAGCTTTGCCGCCTCTTGCAAGGATACGGCTACCCCGTGTTGCCGGGCGAGGCCGTGAGCTATGGCAGTACGCCAGATCTGACAGGCCTTGAGGGCGTACACATTGAGTGCAAGCGCGGAGAAAAGCAAGCGCTCTATGAGTGGATTCAGCAAGCACAGAGGGATAGCGAAAAATTTAAAGATGGTTTACCCGCTGTCTTTTGGAGAAAAAACCGCGCACAGTGGCTTGTCTGCATGACGCTTGCGGACTGGATGAGCTTATATCAGCAGTTTCATTGTCAAAGTTCGTGAACCAGCATGAGAAAAGCCGCCCAAAATGGGCGGCTCCCGTGGCGGCAATTGCTTGACAAATCCATGATACCACGGGAGGGCGAAAATTGCAAACACACAGTGCAGAACAGACCAACGCCATAGCGGCGGCTGTGCAGAACGGGGAACTGGATGTTCTGACGCTCTGGGCGGCTGTTCGCGGGTATGCGTACCGGAAGGCGCGGCGCTGGGCTGCGGCTTTGGAGCACAAGAGCGGGCAGGACATCGAAGACTTGATGCAGGAAGCCTTTCTTGCCATGTTGAGGGCGGTCGGGCTGTGGGAGCGGTATAAGGGCATGGGCTTTATCGGTGTTTATGAACTGACCTTGCGCGACGGTTTTTCCAAAGCGTGCGGCTGTCGGACGAAGAGAGAAGCCGAAGACCCGCTGCGTTCTAGCGTTTCGCTCGACGCGCCGGTTGGCGAAGACGGCGAGGAAGCCGGAACGCTGGGGGCGTTGGTGTCGGACGAAAGCGCCGAGTGCTCTTTCTCAAGTATCGAGCAGCAGGAGCTTGCAGACGCCGTGCAGGAAGCCTTGCAGAGCCTGCCGGAGAATCTGAAAGAAGCGTTGACCGATGCTTTTTGGTACGACAAGCCAGTAGACGCAAAGCTTCGTACCGCCGCCCTGAAAGCGCTCAGACATCCTTCTGTGAGCCGGGCGCTTAGAACGTATTACTGACCGAAAATGGACTGAAATGGCGAAAAATGGACTATGAAAGGAGTGATTTACACTGACACAAAAGCAGACGCGGGCGCTGGCCGCGCTTTTAACGCAGCCCACACAGGCGCAGGCGGCACAAAAAGCGGGCGTCGGGGTTTCAACCTTGAAACGGTATTTGGACGAACCAGAGTTCCAGGCGGCCTATCAGGAAGCCGTTACAAAGCTTTTGGAAGAAGCGTCCGTACAGGCAAGGCAAGGACTAAACCCGGCGCTTTCCTGCCTTCGGGAGATCGTGGAAGACCGGAAAACAGCGGCTACGGCAAGGATTCAGGCGGCGAGAAGCCTACTTGAATACGGCCTGCGCCTGACAGAAACAGTGGACATTATGAAGCAGCTGAATGAATTGGAGAAATGGAAGATGGAGAGTGAAGAAAGATGAGTAGTTTGAAAACACGCCTTGCGCACATCCGCACATTCATGGAAAATTGCCGCGGCAAGCAGCTGATCTTCCTGTATCAGACGCCAGACGGCAAGGAGAAACGCGGCAATATTGACGATCTGATTTCGGATAACGGCACGTTTTTACGCGTCCTGTCTGGGAACCGGTTGGAAGACCTCGACCGGATGCTGAAATATGAACTTGAGAACATTCACGAACAAGTATGACAGCGTGAGGACACGCAGAAAGGAAAATTATGAGCAGATACAACACATACGCACAGCAGCTTGACGCTGCGTTCAAGACAGCCCGAGACGAATACGTTGAGGCTTATAGCAGCCTTGAGCAGGCACGGCAGGCCGACACCGACGCGAAGGCGTGGAGGCCTAACGACAACGAGGAAGACAAGCGGCTTCGCATTGCGACGGCAGGCCTTGAGCTGAACAAGGCTGACGCGGCGTTCAAGATTGCCGAGGCCAGAATCTGGCCGGAGTTTGACGCGAAGTGCAAGGCTCTGCGCAAGGAGCTTGAAAAGGATGTCCAGAAAAACAGCCTTGCGAACCCGGACGCGATCGACGCGAACGCATTGGAGCTTCTCAAATCGGGAGCGCTGACCGTGGAGGATTTCTATGCGTTTGCGGAGAGGTACGCGGGAAACTCGACCATGCTGCGCGTGATCTCAAAGTACGCGCTGGACGCTTCTGAAAACACGGATGATACCAAAGACGCGGTTGCGCTGCGTATTCTTTCCGACAACTGCAAAACGGGCATGGGAGCAGTTTTGCGGGCTTGGAATGAGCTGGAAGGCGTGGCAAGCTATTGTTCCGGCCGCGGCGGAAGCAACCGTACCGCAATTGACCCAACGCATATTATCAGCATGGGGCGGCACTGGGAAGAGCTGGCCGGACAGGCTGTCGAGAATTTTTAAGGGGCAGATAAGGAAGGAACCAACAGGCCAACAGCCGGGAGAAAGTCCCGGTGTCCGTCGGCAGAGCGTGCGGGGTTGCCTACCCTTTGCAGCTTTGCAAAATCCTGCGCGAGGTACTGCGCAGGTACGCCGCTAAAGCACCTGCGGCGTGCAGACCATTTGTTCTTAGCCCTAAATATAGACGAAAGGAGCGGGAAGGCTTCCTGCTCCTTTTGCTGTTCACCAGCGGAATTTCGCTGATGAAGAAACACGAACGTTCGTTTGCGCTCAGAGACGCACAACAAAGCATAGGTGACCGTAAACGTTTTATCCGACTCGGTTATACAGAAACCGAAAAACGCCGTCACGGGGCTCTGAACGTCTCAGAACAACATAGCGAAACAGACCGTGGGGAAGTATCCTCACGGCCTGTCTATTATTGCGGCGCATATCAGCTGTCAATCTTGCTATCAGGGCGCATATTCTTGGCGCATAACTGTTGAAAAGCGGGAAGTTCTCCTAAATCTCGGAGGCGCTCCAAAAGAGCTTTTCTAAGACTTGCGTTATGCACGATGGATAGGAATTTC